TCAGACCCCACTACTGTGGCAAATACCGCACACATCTACGCCAAAGACGAATCTGCTAGTGCTGAGGTGTATGTGCGAGATGAAGCGGGCAACGTGACCAAGATATCACCACACAACGCGGAAGGTGAGTGGGAATACTACTCTCGCAACACAAGAACCGGTAAAACTGTGCGTATCAACATGGAAGAACTGATACGTGATATTGAGCAGTTGACTGGTAAAACATATATCCAAAACAAATAATTGACAAATATACTATTCTAGTGTATAAATAGCATTACATAACAACACACACACAAACACAAACAAAAGGAGAATGTTATGGCAAACACAACACGAAACGGCTATGAAATCAGGGCCGACTTATTAGGCTTAGCGAAACAGATCGCTGAGTTCAACTATTCAATCAAACTTAACGAGTTCGAAACGTCTGTGAGAAAAGATGGTGAGAAAGTGGTAACTGAATTCAAGTACCCAGCGATACAGGCAGAAGACATCATTGCCACGGCACAGAAGTTCAACGACTTCGTGACCAACGCTGTGCCACAAGGCAACGAGACTGCCAAGATATTGATGGAGAACATGCAGAACTACACCAGCAACATCCAGAAGCAGTTGACCGAGAACATGAAGCCGGAAAAAGTCCAAGAAAACCTAAAAACTTTCCAGGACAATATCAAAAAGGCCTCAGAGGCTTTCTTCAACGGAGTTCAAAAATAAAAATAATACACAGGGCCCTCGCAAGGGGGCTCGTGTCCAAAGGAGAAAATTATGTGGCCCTATAATCATTGCGAATGGAAAACCATAACATATGGTGTGACCAAGAAAACTAAATCTAAATTCAAGAAACACAAGACACTGATACTGATGAGCACTGTCCCAACAATCACGTTGATATGGATGTTGTCATTGTTATTATTTTCATAGACCATGCAACTACCAAACGCAGGCAACTTCCAAGAATACACACATGAGTTAGAATGGATGGAATGCTATTGGAAGATTGTTCACAAGACTACAGATCTTGTGACTGCTTATTGGTATCCTTGGATACGTTATCCATCATCAAAATAATACCCAATGAGAATTTTATCAATCATGGCTGTTCTTATATTCATGAACGGTTGTACCACTGTTAAAGACTGCGGAGTTCAACCCACAATCACCATAGATAAAAGCAAAGAAAAAACTGCCACAGAATCCAACACAAATAAATCCAATACAGATACTATACCTTCACCTGGTGCAATAATTCAAGATATCAAAGAAAATGCTGTGCCTGGAGGACAGGTCAAATGTACTTTTTAACTTTTGAGAATACCAGCCGCAATTAATTTTTGCTTGTTGGCTTCGTGTGCAGATTCAACCAACTGTTTATTTTGACCATAGTAGGCCACAGCATAACCTTTGTCACACATTTTTTGATTGATGTTGATTCCGTCGATAAAGATCTCACCTAAAATACGGCCGAATTTGCCTGTCTCTTCGCCCTTGTGCGTTTTAATCACAATCTTTTTTGAGGATTTTAAATGCTCTTTTAAGAAATTTTTACTCAACAATCCTCTCACTTTTTCTTCTGTATTTCTTGTTCTAGATTCTGGAGTATCAATACCAAATAATCTCACTCTGCTTCTATACATGATATCAAAACCTAAATCGATGATCACATCAATGGTATCACCATCCACTATCTTGGTAACTTCTGCTACTCTATAACTGAAATCTGTGGGATCACCTAGTTTTGCCATGTATGGTATTTACCATAATATGGTAATATTATACTATGAGGTCCAGTATGGTCTGTAATTTGCCTTTGATGCTCTTGTTGTTGAGGGTGTTCCTCAATCCAGCGTGTAGATTTTTAGGCCAGCATTCAAAGGCACACCAGGCATAGGAGTTGTGTTCTCGATTCAGTTGTGGTAGGAATTCATCCTGCACGGCAATCACATAGGTGTTAAAGAAGAACTTTTGATCGTTGGAAGTGAACAGTTCCAGTGGTATGACTTTTTTGAATGCGGGTGTTGTGCCCACTTCTTCCTGTATTTCTCGTTTCAATCCCTCAAATGCGGATTCCTGGAACTTGGCCTGACCTCCCGCCAATCCCCACATGCCTCGTGTCTTACCATCATTTCTCTGTAGGAACAGGAAACGCTTGGTGTTAACCGCGTAGAACAACGCACCTGAACATATGATATTGTCTTGCATGAATTAATTATAGCACAATCGACCACTTGCCGCCAATATAAATTCCTTCGTAACTCTTAAGCCATTTTTCTCCATCGAATCTATATTGTATACCGGTGTTTAGATTGGTAACATAGTGTTGTGTAGAATCTGGGTTTGAAGCATCAAATACTACCCCCCATTTACCTGTGGAAGAATTATATTGAATAATGTCGTTCACACTTGCTCTTAAATTTCCCCAACCCGATGCATCAAATGTGTTGGTGGAATCTCCGATGTCGTTTACAATGAGATAACGATCTCCATTACTAGGATTGGTAGGTTCAAATGTCAGCGGATTAATAATTTTTAAAACAGATGTCAGTGTATTCGTAGGTATTGTGTCTGTATCAATATTGAATAATAATATTGATTCATCTAGTGTTGTTGTGGCAATAGTGCCCACTATCTCGTTACCGTTTTCTTGCAACAGTTTGATCTGTGATGTGCCATTGGTAATCTTGCCATACTGATCTAGAAGAACTTTCCAGTTAACAGCAGGACCAAATGTTTCAAAAGGATCCGCCAGTCCCGGATCTCTTGCACCTGTATAGAACCCGTCACCGCCAGACGATACATTTACCCCTGTTGTTCCTAATAACCTTAATTGATTACCTGTTAATAGTAACCCGAAATTGTTTGGAGTGATGTAAGTTCTCGACATCAGTGTACCGTCGATCAACCCTTTGTTAATTCCCCCGTTGTCATCATACACACTCATAATAATCTTTTGTATAACTCCTAGTTTAGAAACCTTAACTGGAGGAGATAACCATATAGGCATCGAGAATGTTATCGAGGCCACATCTATTTCTGATTCTGCTCCAACAGGAATAGTTCGCGAAGAAAAAGTTACATTTTGTAATTCGATATAACTCAGTGACGTCCAGTCGATGTAGTTGTCTGATTTTTGTATTTCAAAATCCGGATTGAATAGATAGAGAATCTGCTCTAATATTTGCAGTTTCATATCTGTGTTTGTTGTAAAAATATCTGCCTGTACATTTAAACGAAAAGGAGAAGGCATAACTTTTTCAATAGTATATCCAGCACCTAACTGATTGTCATATTGTTTGGTGGTTGCATTATAATTTCTTTCTCTCAAATGTTGCTTTTCAATATGATAAGGATTTTGCATTCTCTCCCTGTCATATTCTAATCCCGTTATATGAGCCGCTATTTTAGGTGCATAAACCATTGCATTTTCTGAATTGTTCTTTAAGATATTTGCTACCTGACGGGTCATATCTCCGTATACAACCGGAACTTGTTTAAGTTGCACTTGTCCATCTGAACCTTTTCCTAATTCTATAGAAAAATTACTCAATACTCGAATGAATTGAGTAAGAAACTTCCTAACCTGTCCTTCGTAAAAATGTAACATTAATTGTCAGCCTTTGGTTTTAGAGCATCTGTTAAAGATTGTCTTTGTTTCACTGTTAAACCATTTATTGTAGATGTAGTAGAATTGTTAACAAATTGAGTTTTGTAATTTGCTCGAGTATTGTTGTTAGTAGTCGAAAGTCTCACAGAATCTTCCACTTTCACCCATCTTGTTCCGTCATAACGGAATAACCTATTAGGTAAGAAATCTGTTCTCAACCAGTAATCGCCTTTGTCCACATTGGTTGTAGGGAAACTGGTACCAAAGCCGGCTGGGTTTCCGTTAGGTGGAACACCATCACCATTATAATAAAATCCATAATAGGAAGATGCTGGAGTATCTATCACGGCGTTCACTTTTTTATCGGTGGCAACACTTCCTGTTGAATTTACATTATCTGTACGTATGTTTCCTCTTTCGTCAATTGGTGCGACATAATATTGTTTGTAATTAAATCCTGACTTAGGAGCATCTGCTTCCGCTTGTGCAACAATCTGTTCGTTAATACTTTTTTCTCTATTATACGTGCTCATATATGATGATAACGTATTACCTGTGTCTCCAACTTCCTTTTCTAGTATATCTTTGTATTCTTGTGAATCTACCAGTGTCTTTAATTTCAATCTCAAAAGATGTGGCCACCAGGTCTGTGAAAATCCTTCTGCGGCACGATTCACATCTTCCACCACATAAAATCTCTTAAGAGCAATGGGAATGTTTTCGTCCAATGAAAAATCATCTTTCATATGTGGCAATTCTATCACATCGCCCGACATAGGTTTACGACCTATTCTTTCCACAATATCGTTAAGGTGCACGGTCATAAAAATAGTATCATTCTGTAGGAACATACCAAACTGTGATAGGTTGAAGTCCACATCTTGTACATTGTAGATACCACGCACCACATATACATCAGCAGAGTAGCGTCTGTCTCTGTTCTCTAGGAACAGTAGATCCTGTATGGTTCTTTCGTTTAACGAATCTCCAGAATAATTTGGCTGTGTGGGAGAAGCCTCCCCGTCCTTGTTGGTTGCACCTTGATTATAAGGACCTAGGTATTTGTGTAGGAAAATGTCCGTTCCGCCCACAGTGAACATCTCTTTGATGTTGCGATCGAAGAACTTGTAATCATTGCCTTTTTCTGGCTTGTATAGTGAAAGTCGCGGCATATCGTGTATATTTATTGAAACGCTCACAACCATAAATATGTGTATGTCAGAGTTACAAACAGGTCAACAAGAGATATACGATTATGTAAAAAATAACCTCGGTGAGGGCATGGTCGATGTGGAATTAGACCCAAAACACTACGAAACGGCACTAGAAAGAGCAGTTAATAGATATAGACAACGCTCATCAAATGCCACAGAAGAATCATATTCTTTTTTAGAACTTAAACAGAATCAAAACAAATACATTCTACCAGACGAAATTATTAACGTTAGACAAGTGGGTAGAAGGACAGTAGGGTCGAGAACAGAGGGAGGTGAAGGTGGTACACTATTTGAACCTTTCAACCTAGCATACACAAATACCTACCTGTTGAGAGCAGGTGCGACAGGTGGTTTAGCAACATATTTTGCCTTTGCTTCATACCAAGAATTGGTTGGGAAAATGTTTGGCTCATTTATCCAACATCATTATGACAATGCAACAAAAACTTTAACCATAACTCAGAGACCTAGAGCAGACAAAGAAACTGTTGTTCTACACTGTGACAACTACAGACCAGACATAACTCTTTTCAAAGACATCTACTCTAAACCATGGATCAGGGATTACACGCTGGCGGTTTGTAAAACTATGTTGGGTCAGGCACGAGGCAAGTTCAATACCATCGCAGGACCACAGGGCGGAACCACACTCAACGGTGATGCACTGAAGCAGGAAGGTGAAGCAGAAATGCAACGTCTTGATCTTGAGATCAACAACTATCAAGAGGGTGGCACACCTTACAGTTTTGTTATCGGTTAATTTTTTATCAAACTAGATTAAATAATAGGCAACTTAGGCACAAGAAAGGCACATAATTATGGCAAAAAACAAATACTTCTCAAAACTGTCTGAACTATCTTTCAGGCAACTCAAGCAATTGACAATAGGATTAGAAATACTTTTAAAGGCAGGTCCTAATTGGAAACTGACTTACCATATGCTCTCGGCAGTGAGAGAGATCAAAAAAGAACTTGAAAAGAGAATAAAGAACTGTTAAAATAAATCTATGCTTATAGGTTTAGTTGGATTGATTGGTTCTGGTAAGGGAACTGTCGCGGACAGGCTAGAACAAGAACACGGATTTCGTAAAGATTCTTTCGCAAAAAGTTTGAAAGACGCAGTAAGTTGTATGTTCAACTGGGATCGCGAGATGTTGGAAGGTAAGACCAAGGAAAGCAGGGAATGGCGAGAGAGGCCCGACACTTTCTGGAGCAAACGCTTTGGAAAGGATATTACCCCTAGATGGGTGTTACAATATTTTGGCACTGAAGTGATGCGTCAAGGCATGCACGATGCCATTTGGGTTGACAGTTGCATGGCAAGATACGATGGCAGACCCACTGTTATAGCAGATACGAGATTCGAAAATGAGATCAAAACTATACGGGAGATGGGTGGCAAGATAGTGTTGGTCAAACGTGGACCGGATCCCGACTGGTTTACTGATTATGTGGAGGGTAATGTTATACCAAAAGATATACACTCATCAGAATATTCCTGGGCAAAATCCGAGTACGATTATCTTGTAGAAAACGATGGCACATTAGAGGATCTGCATAAAAAAATTGACGACTTAATTATCCGCTTCTAAATCACCAATAGACCAACCCAAGTTTTGGGTGCTTTTTAATCGCTGACAGTTGGCACATATAGTTTTTAAATTATATACATTAATATTATTTCTATTGCCATCTACATGATATACATCTAACTGCTCTTTTACTACTGCTTTAAATCCACATAACTCGCATTTTTTCTTTTTATTATATCCGGATTGCTTCCATCTAGGTATCCCTCCGGTTTTTAGATCCTTATTTTTACGAATGCAGGAATCACACAGTCTCCGCCAGTAGATTTTTTGTTTCAGTTTGTAAGCATAGGCCCTGGGATTGTTATTACATTTAATACACAACGGTCGTTTCATGCATGTATTTACGTAACCTATATAGGTACCAAAATTTGTTATGTTTTAACCTAAATTATTGAAAACGCAATAAATAGTCTAGTAATACTACTTGCAAGGAGAAAAAAAGTATGGCACTGACATCACCAGGAGTTGAAGTTTCAGTAATTAATGAGAGTTTTTATGTACCGGCAGATGCTGGCACAGTACCTCTAATAGTTGTTACTTCGGCCCAAGACAAAAGTAACGGAGCAGGAACAGGAACTGCACCGGGAACAAGAACAGCAAACGCAAACACAGTTTATCTAATTTCATCTCAGAGAGAATTAACAGAGACTTTCGGAGATCCAAAATTTTATACAGATGCTTCTGGAAATTCATTAAATGGATACGAATTAAATGAGTTTGGCTTACAAGCCGCTTATTCATTTTTAGGTATTGCCAACAGAGCATTTGTTCTTAGAGCCAACGTTGATCTATCAGAATTAGCAGGAAGTGCCTCTGCTCCTAGTTCTGCACCGACAGACGGAACATACTGGCTCGACCTAGCAACTAGTGAATTTGGAATATTTGAATGGTCAGCGACTAACCAAGCCTTTACAAATATTTCTCCTACATTAATAACAAGCACAGCCGATCTTGTTGGGGAGACTTCAACAGGAGCACCTAAAACAAATATCGGAAACATAGGCGACTATGCTATCAACACCACTCACGTAAGTAATAAAATTTATTACAAAAACGATTCCAATGCTTGGGTACAATTAGGTAGTACTGCTTGGCACACAAGTCATGCAACAATAACTGGTACAGTTTCAAGCACAGGTAACATATTGACAAACGGACAGTCTATCACGATCAATGGAACGACGGTGACATTATCAGGACAGACATTAGCAAACTTGGGAAGTTCGATCAATAATGCTAGTATTCCTGGAGTAAGTGCCGCTGTTGATTCAGTAACTGGATATTTAGAAATTTATTCAAATGGTTTTTCTAGAAGTAACGGTACAGCCATTGACGGAAAAATAGTTCTTGCTAATAACTCTGGAACAATTTTAACAGACGCCGGGTTGACCGCGGGAACATATGCTGGTCCTGACTTTTTACAATCGGCACACACATCAAGACCAGAATGGAAATCGGGGGACTCTGTTCCTAGACCAAACGGTTCAGTATGGTTCAAAACAACTACTCCAAATAGTGGAGCAGACATTGTTGCAAAAACTTATTCAAGTGCTACAGCATCTTGGAGCATTGTTGATGCGCCTTTATATGCTAACAACCATACCGCAATTTATAATTCAGACAGTGTGAATGGCGGAACAGGCATAAGTGCAGGAACTTTATACACTCAATACAACATCACTGAACAAAGTATCTCAGCAAATTACTACGATACAACTCCTAATCTAGGAGACTTCCAACTGTTTAGATATGAAGGTGGAATTACAACAATAGAATCAAACACTACAAATCCAAGTTTCACTAATAACGAGACATTTACTATACAAGAATCTCTAAAAGGACAGGCGGCCTTAAGAGCGGCAAAAACTGTAACAGTGGTTTCTCAAGATGGATCAACAAACGCCGATGCAGATGATTTCGTTGCGGCGATCAGTGCGGCGGGATTCACTAACATCACAGCAGAAGTAATCAGATCTGGTGCTAAAAAAGGTGCTATCAGAATCAGTCACAGACTTGGCGGTGATTTTAGAATGAACGACGGTGCGACAGCGGCCAACCCATTGGCTACTAACGGAACACCATTAGCAGATGCTGGATTTGGATCAAGCAATGCTCATTCTTATGGAACATACACGGCAAATTCATCAACATTAGTTGATAATTTATACGACGTTCCACAGGCAGACACCGACGATTCAACAACTGCAAACGAAGTAGTTGCTTCTAACTGGAAAAGATTATCATACACTGCTTCCACAAGTGCACCAAACAACGAACCAACTAATGGAACGTTATGGTACAACACAAACTTAGATGCAGATATAATGGTTCACAATGGAACAACTTGGAAAGGTTATGCACAAGTTTATGCATCAACTGATCCTAATGGTCCTCAATTCTCAGCAACTAAACCTACCACACAATCAGATGGTACGGCTCTTGTTGCCAACGACTTGTGGATTGACACTTCGGACTTAGAAAACTATCCAAAAATTTACAGATATGATACCACATTAACTGATGGTGCTGATTTTGCCTTAGTAGACAACTCAGATCAAACCACAGAGGATGGTATCGTGTTTGCAGATGCTAGATGGCATACTAGAGCAGACAAAAGTGCAGACGGAAATACAGGGGCTGGAACGGCTTCATCGATCAAAGACTTATTGAGCGATGATCACATCGATCCTGATGCTCCTAATCCGGCACTGTATCCAAAATCAATCTTGTTGTTCAACACAAGAAGATCTGGCTACAATGTGAAGGAATACAGAAACAATTACATCACAACAACTGCTTATCCAGGTTCGGGAAGCACAGGCAAAGGTAACATTCGTTATAGCAATGAATCGGTTGCTGGTTATTATCCAGACAGATGGGTGACTAAATCTGCCAATAATGCAAACGGCTCTGGTTCTTTTGGAAGAAAAGCACAGAGAAAAGTGGTTATTCAACAACTTAAATCTGAGATAGATACCAACCAAGCAATCAGAGAAGACCAAAGAGGTTTCAACGTAATTGCTTGTCCTGGTTATCCAGAAGCGATGGCGAACATGGTTAATCTAAATACAGACAGAAACAACACAGCATTTGTAGTTGGTGATACACCAATGAGATTAGCAGGAACATCAACTGCTATATCAAATTGGGCCAACAACACTGCGGCCGCGTTAGATAACGGCGATGAAGGAATGGTAACAAGATCAGATTATCTTGGAGTTTTCTATCCATCAGGTAAAACTACAGACAACGCAGGTAAGAGCATTATTGTACCATCATCACATATGATGTTGAGAGTATTGGCGAACAACGATAACGTTGCTTTTCCGTGGTTTGCTCCAGCAGGAACAAGAAGAGGTGTTGTAGATAACGCGACAGCAGTAGGTTATGTAGACTCAACTACTGGCGAGTTTCAAACAATATCTGTTACTGAATCTATCAGAGATACAATGTTCGAAGTTAGTGTGAACCCAATTACTTACTTTGCAGGTGCAGGTATTGTAAACTTTGGAAATAAAACTAAAACAGGAACATCAAGTGCTCTTGATAGGATAAACGTTTCAAGATTAACTGTGTACCTAAGATCACAGTTGAACAATATTGCTAAACCGTTTATCTTTGAACCAAATGATCAATTAACTAGGAACGAGATCAGGGGAGCAATTGAATCATTCTTGTTAGAACTAGTGGGTCAGAGAGCATTGTATGACTTCTTGGTTGTATGTGATGAAACGAATAACACAGCAACTAGAATCGACAGAAATGAACTGTATGTGGATATTGCAATCGAGCCGGTTAAATCGGTTGAATTCATTTACATACCTTTAAGAATAAAAAACACAGGGGAAATAGCAAACTTGGGAAGTTAATCCCTGGTAAATAAAGGAGCAATATGGCAATATCAACACTTTCTAAATTTACAGTACCACTAGCAACAGATCAGAGTTCAGCATCACAAGGATTGTTGATGCCGAAACTTCAATACAGGTTTAGAGTAATTCTTGAGAACTTTGGTGTATCTACACCAAGATCAGAATTGACTAAACAGGTTTCAGAATGTTCAAGACCTGAATTAAGTTTTGAGAATAATACACTAGATGTTTATAACTCAAGAGTTTATTATGCAGGCAAACACACTTGGAATCCATTAACAATCACTCTTAGAGATGACGTTAACAACTCTGTTTCTAAACTAGTTGGTGAACAGATTCAGAAACAGTTTGATTTCTTTGAACAGGCATCGGCCGCGGCAGGTGTTGACTACAAATTTACAACTAGAATTGAAATGTTAGATGGTGGTAATGGGGCATCTACTCCGGGTGTATTAGAGACATTCGAATTATACGGAGCATATGTAGAATCAGTAAACTATAATAGTTTAAACTATGCTACATCAGAAGCGGCAACAATAACATTAACAATAAGATACGACAATGCTATACAGACACCAACCGGTACTGGTATCGGAACTGCTGTGACAAGAACTATAGGTACTATCGCAACAGGCGGTGGTGTAGCATAATCGTTAGCATTTATAATATAAAAGAAGCGCCATTAACGGCGCTTTTTTTATGACCATAAATATCGTATATGCCAAGTATCAATAATTTTCTAGAAGGCTTTAGCAACGGATTACCAGGTATGAAAGATTATCGTCATGCCACACGATTGTATCTCGATGACAACTATAAACTTTTACCAAAACAGAAATTTCTCTTTCATGTTTTTTTCGATATTGACAATTCCATTCCTACCAAACCATTCGCGGCGAACGAACTTTTAGAAATTAATATGTTGGTCAAAAGAGTTGACCTGCCAAAATACAATATGAATTATGAGGAAAAACAACAGTACAACAAAAAAACATATATCGCGACTAGAATAGGATATGATCCGATTAATATAACATTTCACGATGACCATGCCGACACAATTAATGCTTTTTGGAATCAGTATTATCAATATCACATTGCGGATTCTGTATCTGTAAATGGTGGGATAGCCAAAACAAGAAACAGCATGTATGAGTCAGGCGATAATAGGCCTCACCAGTTTGGTATGGATAATCCTGTTAAGAGAGATAAACCTTACTTAAAAAACATACAAATATTTTGTTTACACAAACAAAGATTTACAAGTTTTACATTGATTAATCCTGTGATAAGTTCTTTCAGCCACGATAACTTAGACCAGACAGATGGTCAAGGACAAATGGAAAATACAATGCAAGTTTTATATGAGACAGTATTATACGATTCTGGAATAATCAAGAACAGCACCGGTACAATTAACTCAGATGATATACCCGGATTTGCACAATTACATTATGATAAGGAACCTAGTCCATTAACAGTACTTGGCGGCGGAACAACATCTATTTTTGGACCGGGTGGTATCGTCGACGGCATAGGGTCGGTACTAGGTGACGTAAGAAGAGGACAAGTAAGTCTTGGAACAATACTTAAAGGCATCAACACCTATAACAATGCTAAAAAAATTAAAGCCAAGGATGCAGTCAAAGAAGAACTCAAAGGAATAGCAAAAGAAGGCATAAAAGAAATAGGAAAACAAGCGTCGAACAATGTTGGTGCTGTTGGCGATTTTTCTTTATCGAGTCCAACAACAATAGCAACACTGGCCGGTGGTGCCGTGGCAGTATCCATAGGACTTACCGATAACAAAGATGCAAAAAATATAGCAAGAATTCCAAATGCCAACATAGACACTGTTGGGTATCTGTCACCATCCGAAAGTTTCAATGTTGTACAATCAGATATAACTCTGCAAGATAAGGTCGCCGCCGGATTGTATTATAGACAAGTGGCATCTAGAAGAGGTTTAACAGTAAATCAAAGTGACATAGAATACACAGCACTAGCGACATCGAATAAAACTGTGTGGCGTAATAGTGCTGTTAATAATGTTAACAAATTAGTCACCGAAGGGTACATTAAAATATCTAGAGGAAATTTGGACGTTAACATAATAACAGAGAAAGTAAAAATATAATGGCCGAAGTTTATTCCAATCTACCCGAAAAAGAAAAAGATAGATTATTACAATCGATAGAAAAACTTTCGGTTGATCAATATCAAGAGGCCTTTTCCTTTAATGTTAATGAATACGACAGTGCTATTGCATTTTTTGTAAAAAGAGGATTTGGTAGAGGAAGTGCCGAAAAGATTGCTTACATTATTTTAAAACAGGCAAAGATCGATGAAATAAATTCACAAGAACTTTTAGATAGTCTAACCAAGGCATCTCCTGTGCAACTGTCGGAACTTATTACTGTTATATTAAATGGTAACCGTGTAAAAACTAGTAAACTAGGTACTAGAGTATCTAGATCGGTGAAAGATATTATAAACAGAAATATTTTAGATTAATGAAATTTGCTCGTGGAAAGTTTGCACCAAAAAATAAAGAAAAGTATATAGGTCTTAAAACTCCGACATACAGATCTAGTTGGGAACATAGTTTTATGCGACTGTGCGATGAACATCCAAATGTTCACAAATGGGCCAGTGAAGCCATAAAAATTCCGTATAGGCATCCTTTTTCTGGAAAATATACGATATATGTCCCGGATTTTTTTATAGTGTATGTTGATAAAAACGGAAGAAAACATGCAGAATTAATTGAAGTAAAACCAATGAGCCAGACCACCATGGAAGGGGCCGGAAGAAGCACGGCAAAACAAAAGCAGGTGGTAATAAATCAAGCGAAATGGTCCGCCGCTAATGATTACTGCAAACAGAACAGAATTATCTTTAGAGTGATTTCAGAAGAGCAGTTGTTCCATCAAGGCACACGTAAATAAATTAAATGACTAAAAAATTAGAAGATATTTTAAACTTACCAAATGTAAAAAAAGCCTTTGAAGATGTTGACAAGAAAGAACAGGCAAAAAATAATAAAGACAAGTCCAGAGAAGTTGCAAATAATGTTGATCCAAAAACCGCCGCGGCACTTAAAGCCACTTACGCAGAATTTGATAAAATAGAGAAAGCACTTCCGCAAGTAAAAGGACTCGGAGAACTTTCAGATTTAGAATTAGATAAGTTAGCGGTCGAAGCCGAGGAAAGTTATAAAAATTTAATGGACTTGGGGATGAATGTTGACTCCAGGTATTCGGGAAGAATATTTGAAGTTGCCAGTACCATGTTACGTAATGCCATTGATGCCAAATCTTCTAAGATCGATAAAAAATTAAAAATGGTGGAATTACAATTGAAAAAAATGAAACTCGATAAAGACGGAACAGACGATACGTCGGGAGCAATAGAGTCAGAGGGTACGATAATATCAAACAGGAATGACCTCATGAAGAAACTAATGAACAAAGAGTAATGAATGAAAAAAATTTCTGTATCGCACCGTTCATACAAATAGTAACCGATACAAGGCAGGGCGGCGGTCCTTGTCCCTATAATTCACAATGTTGGACATTCAAAGAAAAAACATTAATAGAAAAATGGAATTCTAAAGAAGCAGTCTCTCTGCGACAACAATTTATTAATGGAGAGAAACCTCAAACATGTAACAGATGTTGGAACGACGAGAAAGCAGGCAAAAAAAGTTTGAGGCAACGTTTATACAATTTTTCAACAGGAAGCCCAGACGCACACACTACAAATATAAGAGATCCTAAAAAAGTTTTTGAAAAAGTTTATAAAAAATTTATAGAAAAAAATGAGTACAACAACGGTCCACAAGTATTAACTATAAAACCCGGAAATCTTTGTAACCTAGGATGCCGAAGTTGTAATCCTTCTGATTCTAGCCAATGGGTCTCTATGTTGAATAGATTACAAAAAGAAAATAAGTTATCTTTTATAGAAAATCAAAAAAATTCTGATTTATCCGACGAACAAATAAACGACATTGTTTCTTATTCTAAAAATTTAAAACGTTTAGAAATTTTTGGAGGGGAACCTTTCTATCATAAAAGTGTTAAAGATAAACTTTTACCAAAATTAATAGATGTTGGTAGTTCAAAAGATATAGTCTTGTATTTTAACACCAACGGAACAATCTACGATGACAAAATAAAGCAATTGGCAAATAATTTTAAAAAATTAGAAGTACGAATAAGCATCGACGGTATCAACGAACAGTTTGAGTATCTAAGATATCCGGCCAAGTATAGTGAAGTAATAGAAAATGGTAAAAAATTATATGATTTAGCAAAAGGAAATTTTGAAATTGTGTGTACAATTAGTCCTTATAATTTTCTATATCTCGACGAATATGATAGTGCTTTTAAAAAATTAGGATGGAATGTTTTTTATAATTTAACAGTGGGACCAGATTATATGCTTCTATACAATATACCAAACGAGGTTAAACACAATATTACTCTATCTGAAAAGTTTAAAGATATTGAAATTTACATTAAAAACACTAAATCTGATCCTGTAGCATGGAAAAGATTTATTAAAATGACTAAAATTTTAGATAAAGATAGGAATCAAAACTTTGCCACTGTTTTCCCGGAGTTTTACAAGTTAATACAACACACAATATAATTTTAAATAAATGGCAAAACGAACTAAATATATCTATTATGAGCACATTTACACAATATCTGACAGAATCTGCGAAACAATACGACTACAAGATTAAAGTAGCAGGTGAACTAGACAAAGATTTTGCGAACAAACTAGAAACTGCACTGGGCAAATTTGATGTTGCTAAATTATCAGCAGGAAAAAGTTATCCAATACAAGAAACTCCGTTAGACTTTCCGCAATTTAAAAACACAAATGTAACAATATTTGATGCCACAACAAACTATCCAGCAAGTGTTTTCGAATTGACAGAATATCTTGCCAACTATCTAAACCTTGGAAGAAATCAAATCGTTGTTCGTAAACCAGGTGAGCCTACAGAACAATACCAAGCAGACGAAAAAGTAAAAAATGATTTTGCTTCTGTTCTACAAGATGTTGAATACAAAGATGCTCCAAAAACAAAAGCAGATGAAGTGTATGGCGACAAAGCAAACCAAAGCCTACTAAAAGAATTATTGAAAGACAGACAAGAGAACAAGGACCATCCAAAGGGTGGTGAGACAGGAGTTCAGAGTCACATTGAAGAAAAAGGTACTCCTAGTCCTCTTTCAAAAGCAACCAACCCACACCCAGACCCAAAAAGGAAATAAGCACTATGGAAATGATTGACGTACTACAAAGATTAAAAGAAATAGCAGAGAGCAAACCAGAATTGGTCAAAGACGCTGTGGAGAACGTTGAGAGAACTAATCCGGTCAAAGAAGGTGGTGTTAAAAATTGGGTCATGGACATGGAACAGGATGCCACTGAAATGAGCAGAGAAGAATGGATCAAAAAACACGGACAGTCTTACGTTCACATCTATGACAAGGTGCAAAAAGAAAAAGAATTTGAAAGCAAGGAAATGAAAAAAGAATCAGTGAACGAAGCAATTACTATCGCGACAGATTCACCCCAGGAAGCATCAATGATGATGCAAATATTGAAATTGGCAGGTGTACAACCAGTTGATCAGGCAATGATCAACCAACCATCGGAACAAGAAGG